CACGAATGCCGCCATCACGGTTAAGTGGAGGAGTGGTACAACCGATATCTCTGGTCCCTTATCCCTTGCAGCCAATGGCGGTACCAATGTCGAGTCGGACCTTGGTCTATTCGAGACCGGTATTGGCCAGCCTCTGAACCTGAACGAGTCAGGTGCGGCAGCGGCTACGGTAGGAGGACACATCACCTATGTCTTGGCATAGGAGGGGGTGTCCTTCTAGAATGCCTCTAAATGGCTCTCATTTGCCCTAGAACGCGTTCGGATGGCTAGGTAAGGCATTCATATTACCCCCTCCCTTCCAACGCCTTAAAACGCCTTATTTGACAAACTTGTAGTAGAAAGGCTGTTATGACGGTTTATACATCCACCACAAGAATCTGTCCAACGTGCGAGGGAACCGGTATAAACCCGGTCCTTAAGCATCTAGTCTGTCCAAAATGTAACGGGGAAAGAAGGATCCTAGGAGGTATTTATATATCTCCATTCACCACAAGATCAGAGATTACCTATGATACCTCTGGATCTGATGCAGGAGGATAGGTAAATGCCTCAGGACGCATCTGGTACTCCTACTCCCAACTTCAGCTTCCCTACCTATAACACTGCCGTAGATAGGCCATCTGGTCTTGGCCTGAATGCAATCATCCAGGATATTGACTCTAAGCTAGCTAGCTCCTCCACCCTTCTAGGGGCTGTTGCCAGAAGCATCATCGCTAAGGCAGGGGGAGTTGTAGGTACTCGTAGAAAGCTCAACTTCATTGAGGGAACTGGTATAACTATAACAGCATCTGATGATTCAGCCAATGAGAAAGTAGATATTACAATTGCGGCTTCAGGTAGCGGGATACCTACCGGAACAGTGATTCCTTATGCCGGATCTACAGCGCCATCAGGATATCTAATTTGCAATGGCTCGGCTGTATCACGTACTACCTACAGTAACTTGTTCAGTGTAATAGGTACGACATATGGCGCAGGAGATGGCTCTACTACCTTTAATCTACCTGATCTACGTGGACGTGTTGTAGTGGGCCTAGGTACACACGTTGATGTAGATGCATTGGGCGATAATGAAGGAATGACTACTGTAAGCAATCGTAGACCTAGGCACTATCATACTACTGTCGTAGCAAACACTGCGGGAACAGGTTTGTCAGGGTCAGCAGGAGGAGTTAGAGGAGATGCTGCTGCTTCCTATAACACTGATTTAGGAGCGACTAACAACATTAAAGATACTCCTGCTTACCTGGTTTTAAACTACATTATAAAGACATAAGAAGATACGAAATGGCTACAAAAGGCAAATACATTGGATTTGATAAGCTAACTCAAATTCTTGCAGCAAAAGGTATTAAAGATCCTAAAGCCTTAGCAGCCAAAATTGGAAGAAACAAGTATGGAAAGGAGAAGTTCCAGCAAATGGCTGCTGAAGGCAGACGTAAGGCTGCGATTAGAAGAAGGGTTCTTCGTAGAAAAGCAGGCCTAGGGGAGAAGTAATAATGCCCTATGGAATCGCCAAGAAGCTAGGAGGTGATACCTCTTCTGTAGACGCCAAGATGGAGAGCTGCGTAGAGGCTCTCATGAATAAGGGACATTCAAAACAGTCTGCAATAAGGATTTGTAAGGCTGCTATACAAAAACGCCTGGCTAAAAAATGATCTACTCGTACAAGGATGGAGTAGAATATACGGCAGAGGAGCTGGCAAAGCTGTCTCTGCCGTTTGCGCATAAGCTAACCTGGTTCTTGGAGAGAGGATATAAACCCCATTACTGGCAGCTATTGTACCATTGCTCATCTGCAAGATTTCGTCATCTTGCAGCGGGAAGACGTTCAGGAAAGACTATGGCTGCAGCATGGGAGATAGCATATTATGCATTAAATCCAGAGCAATTTCATAAGGACTTCTACAATAAAGATTCCAATGAGCCCTTAATGTTTTGGGTTCTAACTAAGGATCACGTCCTAGGACTAGCCTCTAGGCTAATGCTACGACATGTATTAAAGGAAGCCGCTACATATGATGTAGATTATGTAGAAAACAAGACAAACAAATGGTTTGAATTTACCAATGGAACAATGATTCTGTTTAAGACCGCAGAGGATCCTGAAACACTTCGCGGACATGGTATTCATCTTCTATGGATTGACGAAGCAGCCATCATACCTACCAGAAGACCCTGGGAAGTTACTTCCCCTGGATTAACGGATAAGCTAGGAATCGTAATCACAACTACAACCTCAGGAGGAAATAACTGGTATTATCAGGAGTTTATCAAAGGCAAGGAGAAAAATGAAGACACACTAATCATAGAGATGCGAAGCATCGATAATCCTTACTACTCCAAGCAGGAGTGGATTCGCATGAAGAATGAGATGCATCCACTCCTATTCCAGATCGAGATGTGTGCAGCCTTTGAGGCTGAGTTTGGTAAGGATTTTGCTGCTGAATGGTTATCTTACTATGAGCCGGAGGAGATACAAGACAAGGACCTAGAGAAATTCATCGGAGTAGATCCAGCAATATCAACTACCAGATCAGCTGATAGATTTGTAATATCCTTAATTGGAGTAGATAGAAAGACTGGAACGGTCTATCTTCTAGAGCAAGAAGCAGATAAGATTCCGTTTCCAGATCAAGTAGAGAAGATCGAGGAGTGGAACCTGAAATACAGGCCTTCCTTGATCGGAATTGAAAGAAATGCTTACCAGGCTGCCCTGGTCCAACAACTTCAGCAATCACGAACCTTTCCTCCAATCCAACCAATACTTACACTAGGGAAGAAAAGCGACAGATTGATGGCAATGTCTCCCCTCTTCCGTTCAGGTAGAGTCAAGATTCTTAAGTCCCATGTAGATTTCATCTCTGAATGGCTAAACTACGACGGAACTGTAAAAAATAATCAAGACGATTGCCTTGACTCAGTAGAGATAGCTCTTCGTACTGCTGGGGTTATTCTTCCTGCGGAGCCAGAAACCCAGGTAGAATCCCTGTTTCAACAAAAAGGTTTATCAGAGCTAGAAATTATTGCACTAAAGCAAAGACCAGGCAGCCCATACTACGAGAAGGAAGAGACTTATGACGAGCATCTTGGGATTGACTGGTAGGAAGAAGAGAAAGCTAAAAGAGTTAAGCTATAAACTTGCTTATGCTCTATTCACTATACAAGCTCTAACGGAAGAGCTAGGAAAGATCAAGGCAGAACGAGACGAAGCAGTACAAAGAGCTTCCTACCTAGGGAAGCAACTAGAAACACAACATATTCCTCCTGTCGGCCTTCCTGAGGAGGCAGATACAGCTTGGTATCAGTACAAACGGGGATTAATCGACAGGAAACAGCTAGACGAGATCCTTCGTCAAGTAGAATTCGACCAAGAATTGTATATAAGTGGGTAACAAATGTCCTACCATACTCTTGATCCAAAGACACTTACAGATACAAATTGTTTAAATCAGCTAGTTAAGGATATTGAAGGCCGTAGATGGCGGCTTGAGCTGCAGTGGAAGCTCAATCTTGCCTTCTATAGGGGAAGACAGTACACCTTCCTGAATAAGGCTACCAGGAGGCTGCAAGAGCTTCCCATGGATGAAGGAGAGCTTCCCAGATATCGGGTTAGGCTAGTAAATAACATAATCATATCTGCTGTACAATCCCTGCTGTCTAAGCTTACTAAGAATAAGCCAGTACTATATGCTACTCCTTCCTCAGGCTCTCCATCCGATTATCAGGCAGCTCAAGTAGCGGAGGCGCTGCTTGAATATTGGTGGGATGCTTTTAACCTACACGAGAAGCTAAAGGAAGCTCTACTCTGGGCCATTATTACTGGTCAAGGATATTGGAAGATCTCTTGGGATCCATATGCCAATGCTCCGTTCGAGGTTGTCTATGATCCAAACGGAGGAATAATTACCGACGAGCTTCTTAAGAGTCTCTATATCCAAGAGCTAGAGAAGGAAGGCGCAGATATTCCCAAAGAGACATTATTTCTCGGAGACATAAGAGTTGATGTATTGTCTCCTTTTGATGTATTCCCTGATCCAGACGCAAAGACCTTTGAGGATGGAAAGTTTGTAATTTGTAGACATCATCTACATCCAGATGAAGTTAAAGCCAGGTGGAATATAGAGATCGAGGCAGACGAGTACGCAGGACTATTTGACGATATTATCTCCCTACAAACTACAGATAAGAAGAAGGATAGGGTAGGAATATTTGCCGGTTACTTCCTTCCCTGTGGATCTCTTCCCAGCGGGGCATACATCATATGGCATAAGGATCATATCCTGGAGAAGTCATCCTGGCCTTATAATTTCCATCAACTTCCCATCACAAAGTTCTCTGGACTTCGCGTACCAGGAAGCGTCTATGACTCCTCCTTTGTAGAGCATGCAATCCCCCTCCAAAAGGAATACAATAAGACAATCTCCCAGATTGTTCAGTACAAGAATCTAACCGTTAATCCAAGGATTTGGGCACCTTATGGTGCTCTAAACAGGGTAAGGCTGACCAACGAGCCTGGATCTGTTATTGAATATAAACCTGTAACAGATAAGGTTCCACAAGTAGAGCAAGTTCCACCTATCCCTCCCTATGTCTATGAGCACCTTGGTGTTATCAACACAGCTCTTAGGGATGTATTCGGACTAGTCGAGGTCACTGAAGGCAGAGTCCCCCCTAATGTAGAAGCGGCCATAGCAATTGATCTCCTCCAAGAGATGGCCACAGATAAGCTTGCTCCTACAATCAAGTCAATAGAGAATTCTATTGAAAGGGCCGGACAGATAATGCTAGCCATGGCGCAGCAATACTATATCGAGCCTAGAATCGTAAAGATTAAAGGACCTGGTGGAGCTTCTCTGGTCAAGAAGTTCTCTCAAGCAGATCTTAATGCGGAGCTTACAGTCAATGTAGAGGCTGGATCAGGATTTCCACGAATTAGAGCCGGTAGACAGGCTCAAATTCTTAATCTAATGCAGCTAGGACTAATTGATCCAAAGCAAGCGTACAAGTATCTTGATATAGCAGATCTAAAGGGACTTGCTAACCAGATTGGATCAGACGAAAGCCAGGCACTTAGGGAGCATGAGAAGATGCTAAACGGCGAGGTGATCAATGAAGCAGCCTTCAGGAATGTTTTAGCGCAAGTTCAACAGGGAATCAATCCGCTAACAGGTCAAGAGATCCAATCCCAAGAAGAAGCAGATTTTGTCCTAAAGCAGGCTGCATACTCTCCACTTCCGTATGAAGACCACGTTACGCATCTGAGAACCCATGAACTCTTTATGAAATCTCCTGAATTCGAAGGACTTCCCGCAGAAATAAAGGATCTATTCCTACTTCACCATATGCAAACGAGAGATGCCTTTATGCAACTAATGGTTCAGACTAAGCCTCCGGAACCACCTCGTGTTGCCCTTAACCTACGCGGTACTGTAGGACCGTCTGCTGCCTCCGAGATCCTTAATAAGGCTGGAGTAGAGGTTACTCCAGATGAGATGCAGGAGTCTCCACTTGCTACGTTCGTATCTGACAAGCTAGAGACTCCAAATATTGATGAGGCAGGAAATGTTCCTGCTTCCTCTCCTGATGCATTGTCGCTATGGAGTATGTCTAGAAGACTAGCAGGCGGATTCGATAAGCAAGGAAGCGTTCTTACAGATCAATTCGGAGGCAATCTAGCCGAAGAAGAAAAGGTAAAGAGGGAACAAATAAAGACCCAGATCGAGCAAGCTAAGCTTGATCTAATAAGGAAGAGGCTTAAAGGTGAATAAACATCGTCCAGAAAAGAAGAAGCTAGCCCTAGAAGAATACAAACGAACAAAACAAGTTAGGGCTACGGCTCGTAGGGTAGGCATATCTGCATCCACTCTCCAAAACTGGATTAAAGAGTGGAAGGCTAAAGGCTACCTTGATGAGCCAGATGAGGCAGTACAGGGAGAGATTGTCCCAGAGCAAACAGAGATTGACGCCTTTGTGCTGAAGGCAATTACAGTCAGGGACAAAGCCCTTAATGAGCTAGAGCGTCACATAGATATGGGGGTAGTTAAGCCACGAGAGCTTATTTCTGCTGTATCAATGCTTGCTGAAAAGGCAAGACTATATCAAGGACTATCTACCCAAAACACAGAGACAGGATTCTCTAGGGAACAACTTAAAGATATATTCATGGAATTCTTCGATACGATGGTAGCTTCTGCAAGGATGAGACAGAAGGAAATCGAGGGAGCATAGACTATAGACGATGGCTATTCAGGGACTAACTGGCTACGAGCACGGGGTAGTCTCGACTAATGGAGCTGGTCTCTTCCAGAATATTCTAGGAGGCACTCGTGTAAGCATCCAAGATACTACGATAAGGTCCGGCTCCTATGCTCTTCGATGCAATGCCGATACTACATCAGGAAGCGGTGCCCGTACGACTACATTTGCGACTTCAAATGTAGTAGTAAGTAGGTTCGCCTTCCTGCTGCCTAGCCTACCTCCAGAGCGACTAATAATCTGGGAGACTGCTACTAGCGGCACTAACTTTGTGGCTCTTGTCGTTACAGCAAGTGGAGTGCTACAGGTAGTACGGTCAGATTACTCTACCGTAATAGTCACTGGTCCTACACTGAGTACTAACACTTGGTATGTAGTCGATATCAGAGTCAACTCCTCAGCAAACCCTTGGGTCATTGATTGGAGAGTTAATGGCTCGCAGCAAACCCAAGGTACATGGTCAGTAGCAGCTGAGACAGCGTTTACAGGAGTGTGGCTAGAATCCTGGAGCGCAATAAACTCCACAAACGGGAATCTCTCATCTGGTACTGCTACTGTCTACTTCGACGACCACTCGTGGGCTACCGACTCAGGTGACTACCCCCTTACAGTAGACAAGATTCTCGCTATGAGTCCCACGGGCATGGGGACTCATAGTGGCGCTAATAACTTCCAAGACGATGACAACACGGCCGTAGACGCGACGAGCTACCAACGCGTAGATGACGTGCCGTTCCCGTCGGGGACAACAGCGGGGGATTACATCAAGCAGGTCACCGCGTCAGGGACGAGCTATATCGAGCTGACAAACGGTCCCGCTCCGCAGGCAGGAAATCCCGTAGCCGTTAGAGCCCTGCTTGCCTATATGTCGGCCGGAACTGCGGCAAATAACGGACAGACACGCGTACGCCGCTCGGATGACACGGAAACAACTGTGTATTCGGGCGGCATGAACGTAACCTCGCATAACTATAAGGGCGCGATGGTGTCCGCTCCCACTGGCGGATGGACGCAAACGCAGCTTGAGGCGCTACGTTGGCGAATCGGCTTCTCGACCGACGTAAGCCCGGTCCCGTTCTGGACGGCGCTAATGTTGGAAGTTGGGTATCCTGCAACAGATGTTTTACTTGCTGCTTCTCTTGCTGGTCTAGCCACAGTATCAGGAAATATAAAAGAAATACTGACTATTAAGGCTTCATCATCTGGTATAGCAACTATTTCAGGAAACTTAAAAAGAATACTGAGGCTATCTTCAGTAAGCTCTGGAATTGGAACTGTATCAGCTACATTAAAGAAGCTAATAGTATTAACAGGATCTGTAGCAGGGACTGGAGTCATATCGGCTTCTCTCCAGAAGTTCTTAGGACTAAGCTCTGTTACATCTGGCATTGCTACTGTATCAGGAACCCTAAAGAAGATAATTGGTCTCAAAGCAACAAGTACTGGTGTTTCTACACTCTCTAGTAATGTGGTACTTTTGATTACTCTTAAAGCTCTTTCTAATGGGCTGTCTACTACACAAGCAGGTCTTAGCTTAATAGTTAAGCTATTAGGATCTATCTCAGGGTCTGGATCTGTTAGTGCTAACCTGAAGAAATTGATTTCCCTTGCTTCTGCCTCAAGCGGCATAAGCACTCTAACAGCCAACCTAAATACAGCAGCAGATAAACTCCTTCAAGGAGTAGTTAATGGACTGGCTACTATTACTGCGAATCTAAAACAACAGATATCTCTAAAATCTACTGTAAGTGGAATAAGTATACTGACTTCTTCGTTATCCCTAGTTGAATCTCTAAAGGGTATTGCTAACGGCTTAGCTTCTATAACAGCTACCTTAACCACTGTAATTACTGATATAGGTTTACGCCTCCGTACTCTAGTAAAGGTAGGAGAATAATCTATGCTATTTAGACGAAAGGGAAGAAGATATGATGGTCCAGTCGCATACTGCGATGACTACCATCTAGTAAAGAGACCGGGTTATTATGCCCTAACAAAAGATGGTAAGAGACTGAGAAGACCTCTTCTAAGGCTTACTTGGGTTGACCATGCTCCTGGAGTACCAGGAGATATCTCAGGACATTACGAAGTAGCCAGTAAGACAGATCCTCCAATAAGGCCACTCCCCAGAAATGGAGAGGTTGTAAATTTACAGACGGTATCTGAGGGTAATGGCGAGGTAGTATCATGAGCATCGTAGCACTACAGCCTATTGAATGGCATGTTACTCCTGCCGCAGAGCTTCTTAGGGAGTGGGTAAAAAGCGAGCTGCCGCGTAGGTTTAGAAAGATTTTTGATATCCTACTAATGGCAGGTAGCAAGTCTAACTACCTAGAAAATAAGATTAAGAATGAAGTTCTAGGTGCAGTAGCATTCAATGCTCCTGGAACCGTATATTTTGGACTATGGACTACTGCAGGCTCCCTTACAGATGCTTTCAACGGAGCGACAGCCAATGAAGTATCTGGAGGTGCTTACGACAGAGTAGCAGTAGCCAATAATACGACTAACTTTGCTTCTGTTGGAGACAATGTAGCGAAGACCAATTCTACAGATATTACCTTCCCCACTGCTACAGCAAACTGGGGAACTGTAAACCAGGTAGGTGTCTTGGATGGAAATGCCAAGACATCAGCAGACAACGGATTGCTTTGGGCTGATCTTACTACAGCCAAGGCAGTAAACTCTGGAGATACCGCTAAGTTTGTCGCAGGTGATTTTCAGTACAACGAAGACTAGGAGATAAAAGATATGCCTGAAGAGATTGACTCTGCACTAGACGCACTCACTGCTACCCTCTCAGAAGAGAACCAGGTAGCTGAGCCAGCAGGAGAGGCAGAAGTCGAACCGCCTCAAGAGTCTTCTACTACTTCTTCCGAGGAAGCGCAAGCTTCTAAGGAGGAAGAAAAAGAAGTAACGAAACTAGACATGGAGAACCTCCCCCCTGAGGTACAGGCGTACATCAGGACCAGGGAGCGGCAAATGCAGGCAGACTACACTAGGAAGACTCAAGAGGTAGCTGAGCTACGTAAGAAGGCGGAAGCTGCTTTGCAGTTCACCTCTGCCCTTGAATCAGATCCCGAGTTCGCTTGGGAGGTATATAACACTCTAGGAGCTGCCCTAGAGGCTGCAGGCTATACGAAGAAAGAGGCACAACATATTGCTTCTCAAGCTATGGAGGATGCTATATCCGAATCCTCGGATGAGGATGTAGGGCTCCTCTTTGAGGATGAGGAAGTAAAGACCCTCAAGAAGGAGCTTGAGGAGCTTAAGAATTGGAAAGCCTCTTTCGAGGAACAATTGGCAGAGAAGGAAGCCGAAGCCTATTACGACAAGGCCGAGGCTGTAATTCGACAACAACATCCTGAGTTTACAGACGAGGATATTA